CAAGTGCGGCCATGATCTTATTCATATCGCCGGTGGCTAATATGTTCGCATCTATACCAGTATTAAGAGATTTAATGCCTTTAGTTTGTCCTCGGATACCAGAAGATAAAGCATCTACTACACTATTTAGGCTTGCCCCTGTACCGGCGCTTATGTTTAAGGCGGCTTCTAGCGTGCGTTGAGCTAAAGTAATATCGCCAGTAACGTTTAATAATGTTTGAAATGGGGCGCGTAAGTCTGTGAGTATTGCGTAAGTTTTCTCTAATCCTTTTATATACGCTTCAACTTCTGCAACAGCGAAAGCATTACCAGTATTTTCTAGCTGTACTGCTAAGGATCTAGCGGCCTTCTCATCGGCGGCGAAAGCGTTAATAGCCTTCTTGCTAAACTGAAGAATCTGATAGGCGCTAAAGGTAGTAGCTAGGTTACGTCCTAATTTTGTAACTGATTTATCGAACGCGGAAATATCATTTTTACCCCTATTAAGGGCTTTACCATTCCAAGTAGCTAACGCCGATACAATTAAATTAGCCACTATGCGGCTCTCTTTATCTCAGTGCTCTTATTAAAGTTATCTACTGTTGCGTTTACAGCTCTATAGATTGCGTTATATACCTTGCCGCTATCTTCTGCCCAAGCTCTATAAATTAAGCGGCCTTTAGTTTTACGACCACCGGATCTAACGTCTTTCATTTTAGGCTGTGAAGTAACAGGCGGTAGATCTGTAACGAATTGATAACCGGCGAAAGGATTAGCCGAGCTGTAAGTCTTAGTAGATCGCGTTCTACCTCTGCTCTTACCTTGATAACCTTCTACACTGCCACCTGCGCCCGAAGCTACTCGCATAATTGGGGCGCGGCCTTGAGGATTTAATCTGCCGGCAGTTTCATAAATTGATCCACCCGGATTAACGTTATACACGTAGTTACTTACTCTAAATCCATTCTTAAAGGTACGGTTTTCACCTTCTCGGTAATCGATACCGCCTTTAGCCATAGCTGAATCAAATCTTGGAAACGGCCTGTAATCTGCGCGAGGTTTAGCTTCTCTAGTCCAGCCTGATAACACTTCACCGTTAGAAGGTACGAAGCCTCGCGCTTTGTTTCTAATTCCTAACATCGCAGGCCTAATAGCTGCGCTTATTCTTTCCTTCATATCCTCATCGATATAGTTCAAGCCTTTTAGAAGATCATTAACGCCGACCACGTGGAGCGGTTTTACTTGCGGCATTTTTCATCTCCTTAGCTCTATCTCGTAATACTTGAATAATTGCTTCAAGCATTTGTGGATCCATATCTATAAACTCTTTAGGCGGTATCCCTAATTCCACAGATAGCGCGGCTATCGTGTAGGTCATCGAATCCCGCTGTGTTATTTTTTTTCTTCGTCCATTACTTCGACGGTATCTAAACTGTCAATAAACTCGATCCCGAAGGTAGGCACGGTTATATTGGCCCTGCGTAAACATTCCCAAGCAAGCCAGTAAATATCGGTTTGCTTTTCATCTTCACGCAGAGCTTTACTAATGCCCATGTTTCGTTTTAACTCGAAGGCAAATTCAATACCCGGCGTAATTTTGTGCTCTGTTACTTCGCCGTTAGCCCTTGTTATCTTTAATTTTGCCATTATTACTCCTTAGAAGGTGCCAGTAGTTGCGTATGCAACAGTGGAGTTACATGTAAAGGAAATCGAGCTCTGATTTAGGCTTGCGACATCGCCTGAAATCGGGGTTACGTTATTGATCAAAATCGATACGGTGTAGAGCGGATTGGTAGCGCTTACAGCTGTACCTTTTTCTGGGATTAATACGGCTGTTACTGTGGTGCCGTAGTTAGTTTGTAATAGCGTGCTGATCTGTGAAGCCGCGAAGTCATTGAAAAAGTCTAGAGATAGTGTCGAAGCCTCTAAGCCTTTTGTATATCGGTGCGAAAGATCCCCAAGACTTGTGATTTCTAATTCATCAAAGTTTTGAGTAAGTGTCGCACTTGATACGTGGTCTGAAATATCTACAGTTGCGATTTTCACGCCAACCTTAGAATTGAGCATTACTGCCATGATTACTCCTCTTTCTCTGCGATTGGCGCAGCTTTAGATTTAGGTGTTTCTTTTATCTGACCTGTCCGAGCCAGAAAGTTATTTTCGTTTATATCGTATTGATCTGACATTTGATTAGCTCCAAGTCGTGAGTGTTGAGATATTGATCGAGCAAGTTAAAAGATCACCACTAGCCGCGTTTAAGATCGACGGAGCGGATACGCTAGTAACTGTTAGTGCTAAATTAGAAGCCGCTATCTTTTGAAATACAGCTACTAAAAATGTTTCGATACTTGCTAGGTTGCCTTGATTATCGAAGGCAGGTACAGCTATTAAAATAGAAAATGAAGCGAGTGGTGCGATAGTTGCGTTATCGTTATTAGTCGGAGTTATGTACGGATCCGCTGGGATTACGCTTACTGAGTTGGCTAATAATGTTGGAGCTGGGAATGCGAATGTGCTCCAGACACCGGCATTAGCTAGATCTGTAGCTAGCGTGCCTCTTAAAGTTGTTATCGCGGCTGGCATATCAGCCTATAAGTGCAAGGGGATTAGCGTACGGTTGGATTAATCCACGTACTCGATTTATTAATTGGTAACCCATTCGATAAGGCGAAGGTGAATAACCGTCCATACCGTTACCGCCTGTTTGAGAAACCTGCCGGGCCTGCCAGACATCGACCGCGATTATGAGTGCGGCGGAACGGATCGCCGGAGTATTCGCATAGCTGGCTGATTTGTGATCGGGCCCGGTGCAAGTGCCATACGGCATTACTCGATGGAAAGGGTCATCGGCCGCCGTTTTAGCATATTGAATAAAGCTATATCCGCTTGGATAAGTTTGGTAAGCCCAATTCCACCAGATCGCAGGTAGTAGATTGGCTGTGCCAGTTGAGAATGGGATAGTGCCGGTTAAAGTATAAGTGCCATTATAGGTAGCACCGCTCGCGGTTATAGTTACAGATTGACCAGTTACGAATATACCGGGATTAGCTAGCATTACAGTAGCGACGTTATTAGATATAGAAGTGGCTACTACCGGCGCTCTGTTAAACCATAGATATTGATTTAATAAATCTTCTGCCGTTTGGCAGACTTCTTCAACGGTTGCATCGGAGTAGAGCGTACCTATCCCAAGATCGGCGCGTAACTCAGCGACCGTTACATAAGTTGCGGCCATATCTCTACTCCTTTGCTAATAGCTCTCTAGGGCTAAGGGCTACTAAGCCCTAGAGATTTTTACGGTTTTATTAGGTTAAGTTGAAAGTACGTACGCCGCGTGTCATTGTTACAAGCGGAGCCATGAAGCCATAGATAGCAACTTGAACCTGTAGATTTGAAACTACATTAACGCTCATGTAAGCCGTTGGGGATTCAAAAATTGTTACGGCTTCTGGCACGATGATAAATGCAGATCCATCGATAGTAGTAGAAGGTAGATCGACGTCCACACTGAAATTAAGGCCCAGTACGTTGCCTTTAATTCCGGTAGGTGAAGTTAATCCGCCTGCGTTCATTGGATACTGTGCGTTGAAAATTGGGCGGCCAGTAGTATCTACGGCGCCTAATAGTGTGCTCCAGTGTGAAGTACCGCCTACATAATTTTGTGCGAAGTATGAAGTACCTGTGTATGCCGCTACTGGTTCAGTAGTTGCATAAGAAATTAATCCTGCTGCTGTTGCTGCTGTAGTAGCTGCATTAGTGGAGTTAGCAGTTAAGTAAGTAATTGCAGCCGCATTAGTAGCCTTTAAATAGGCTCGCTGTAACTGCAAAGTGAGCTGGTCATAAAAGGCCGGCCCAGATCTTTCTATTAGCTCTATCGACATGGTATTCATGCCAGCGTACTTGGCCACTGTTGCGGTCATGTACTCAGTTACCATTCCGGTATTTTGTACTGCGCCTGCTTCTGCTTCTACAGTTACTACAGGTGCTACACCATTTCCGCCACCGGCAGAAGTAACCAAAGTAGGGACTATTACGTTCATGCCTTCGGACGGCAAAATTGCTTTCGTACACGCATCAATAGTGCTACGTCCGAAGTTTGTATTAGAAACTACGTTACGTAGGTATTGGTTAGGTGAAAATGCTGGGTTAGTAGTAAAGCTATCATCTGCGGCTTGAACCCATAATCTAGATTCATCGTTACCTAGTGATGCCTTAATTTTGTGCTCTGTGTAGCGGCCCATTGAAGTAATGCCGTGTCTTACAGTTTGTGAATTATATGGAGCTGTAATTATTGGGCGTGCGGCTTCTACGGTTGGAGTAGTAGCTTCTGCCGGTGTATCTGTTGGCTCTGGAGCTTTTACGTCCAAGATAGCCTCACTTTCGGTAGTTGGTTGGGTTGGTACTTCTTCCGCTTCGCTTTCGCTAGCGGCTACCTTAGTTACGATCGCATCTGCATACGCAGGGGATTCGACTAAGGAAACTTCTTTCATAACTGCGCTAGATACGACTAGTACGCCGTCTGAGTTTTCTTTTGCTTTTAATACATCTACACCAATAGATAAAGAGCTTATTAATTCTTCTTGGGCTAGAGTTAAATAATCTGTACCCTTAGAGCTAGCGCTAATCTTGAACGTGCCATAGATAGCATCTTGGGTAACTTTGAAACTTTGTGCGCGGCCTATTGGATCTGTTTGATTATGTTGCGCTAATAATTTAACACGGCGCGCTTCTGGGATCTCTACGCTACCGCTTTCAAATATAACCGGGCCTGCGCTGGTATTACCGATTTTATTAAATGGTAGTACTACGCCTGAGATTAAGCGGCGACCTGTATCGCTACTTTCGATATCGCTAGCGAAAGTTAAGTGTGTAATTTTTTCCATTAGTCTATTACCTCATCTATTTCTGGATTCTCATTACCTTCTGGGGTTAGATCTTCCATCTCTTTAGCTTGGCTTATATCTATTAATCCAAGATTTAACATTTTTTCTGTTACATCTAAACGCGACATAGCATCGCCACGTAAAAAGGTATCATCTACTGCGAACTTAACTATGTTCCCGTTAGCAGTAATATCATTCATAGATAAGCGATTTTCTATCGCTGATATAAATGGCTGTAGTGAATATGCTACAAACTCTTTACGACCATCTAATATATTTTGGTAGGTCATAGAGGTATCGGTAGAAGCCGAAAGCATGTAAGCCGGTACATTCATCGCACGGCATATTTGACCCACTAAAAATAAAGAACTTTCGTTATAGGTCATATCCTTCGGTGAAAATCCTGTAGTTTCATAACTTAGGGTAGAAGTTAGATATGCAGTACTACGAGATTGTCTAGCTGAACGCCATGATGCTAATAATCCTGAGATCTGCGCTTCTGGTAAATCTGCTCCAGTATTTTTTATATAACCGGTAGGCATTGGGGTAGCGGCTGATACAGCTGTAGCCTTTTCGAGATCTAGCGCGGCTTGGATCGTACGACTTGCAGTTATTAATACACCATTAGTTAATCCTTGAAATGTTACTAAAGATCCTATACCAGACATCGGACATACTGCGCCGTCCACTGTGTAAGATTGTACTTCTGTACCGAACTCATTTGTAGTAGTAGTTACGCGATTGTTAGCGACCCATTCAAAGCCGGAAGGCCTGCCATCGTCGGCATATAAAGAAGTTACGCGCCAGAAAGCTTGACCGTAGAAAATTAAACTATCGCAAGTCCAAGCTAGCGTAACGCTACGAGGTTGCCTTAAATCTGGCTGATCTAACCAGATAGGTTTACCTATTTGTTCGCCGGTAGATTTTTTATATAATTCTAAATCTAGTGAAGCGATAACTCCTGCAATTAAATTACGACATCTTGCAACGGCTGGCACTTGCATCGCCATATCTCGCGGAATTACACCTAATCCTACATTAGAAGTAGCTGTACTGAAATAGCCATAGCCGTAAGCGCTATCCATAATAGCCGGCGCTTTTTGTGCCTCTATTTTGTTACTTGGCCTAAGGCCTAAAGTTTGCAGTAATCCCATGAGTTAAGTTTTTCGTAAAAGTCAAGTACATTTCCCGTTATCTGTTTACGTGTCGCTATATATTTTCGCGGCTTCTTGGGGTTGGACTAGCACGTGGATTACCATCGCTAGGCCTATAGCTATATCGACCGGACCAGCTGATTTACGCCGGACTATGCGCCACGAACTATCGTTAGTTTTTGCCGCGCAGTTATTCATGTGTTGAATTAGTACATCTTGGCCCGAGTGGACTAGTCGGCCATTAGTTAACTGATCGTGTAGATCCGAGCAAGCTTGGTAAAACGTCTGGCCACTGATATCGCGAACTGTTACGCCAGATCTTTCAAGGCGGCTAGCAACGCTGGCGGTCGTATATTTATCGAAACAGACTACTCGCGGATAATAGAGATCGCACCATTTTTTTATAGCGGCGGCTATTGCCAATTCATCTACAGCTACAGGAGCGCTAAAAGTTTCAAGTACGCACACTCCGAACTTACCGTCCGGCGTTATCTGACCCATTACTAAACTTGCATCTCGGCGGCTCGGGCTAATATCGAAAGCCATTACAGTTAAAGGACCAGGCGATAGCACCAGATCTTTATTACTTGTAGCTTCAACTGAGCCATGTGGGAATGGCGATTGAAGGCTATCGATCCATTGGCAGAGCGTTTCGGTCCGGAAGTTTTCAACTGTATTAACTGATAAAGCTTCTTCTATAGCTTCTTCGGTAATCATTATGCCCAAGCTTGGATTAGCCATAGCCCAGCCTTTACGATCATCGAGCGCGGCCCATTGTGGCGCTGAGTATTCGTAAAAGCCGAAGCTCTCAGGTGGATTACTTAAAGCCTTTTCTCTTAGATCGTTTAGCGTAGTACTAAAAGCGTCGCCTGCGTTTGAACTTAGATACGTTTGTGAATTAGGCCGGGCACGTGTTACCGGTAATGCAGCTGCGAAGGCTTCGGTATCTATTTCGCGGATTTCATCGATCCAGAGAAAATCGGCAGTGCGACCACGCGCACCATCGCGAGTAGCGGCTACTACATCTAAGCGATTACCGTTACGCATCTCGATACATTCGGTACCGTTTGCATATCTGATCTGTTTTACCAATTTACCCAAGTGGTCATTATTTTCAAAGATATTACAGATATCTCTAAAGTTAGTTAAAGCCATCGAACGATTAGAGCTCATTATTAGCTGATTCTTTTCACCGAACAATACGAGGCCTGCGATCGCTCTCATTCTGCCGATATGTGATTTTCCGACTTGACGGGCCGCTATGAGGAGTGAGGATCTGCGTATGAACTTATTTTCTTCGTTAATGCTGAGTAAATCATCGAGTACGTATCTCTGCCATTCCATTAATGGCATAGCTATAGATTCTGCGAGCTCTGCTACTTCTGCGCCTCTGTTTTTAGTATTCAAAGGTTTATTTTCAAGGCGTGGCTTAACTGCTCCTCGTAAGGGCTGTTTAGGTTTACTACTCATCTAGTCCTAATTCTGTTTCGGCTGGCCGAGAGCTGGACCGGCTTGGACCGTTGCGGTGGTTTTTAGGGAGGTATTGGAAGGAAGAACAGTGGGG